GTCGCCGCGTCGCTCATAAAACCTCCGTTGATTGTTGGCCCACACGCCGCCGCGACCTACGCGATCGTCAACGCCCCGGAACCTTGGAAATTACACGTCACCTTTTGTGAATCGTCGATAGACGCATTCGGCTCTTGCGATGTAACGAACGCCGAGCCCACGAATGTCTGCCCGCTGGTCGCCGTCAATGTGAGGACGATAAGCGTCCCAGGGTCGTCCGGCGTAGTCACGAGGTCCGTATCGTCGAGATAACACTCGAACGAGCCGGACCACTCGTAGACCCCGTCAGGGATGAATGCTTTGACTACGGGAGCCGTCGCGGCGAACGCCGTCACATCTAACGCCCCCTGTGACATATTCAGTGTCCATGAGAACACATTCGTGTCGTAGTTCGCCGAGGCCCACGCCGCCATTCCTTTTTGACCGCTTATAGCTGCCATCTGTTCGCCTTTCTAAACTGCGTTAATGGTGAGTGCGCCCGTTCCTTGGAAGTTGTAGGTCACCTTTTGAGCCTCACCTCCGAGCGTGGCGTTCGCCTCTACCGATGTGACGAATCCTGCACCCGCAATATCAACCGCACCCGTCAGCCGAAGCGTAATAGATTGCGCTTGCGGGTCTTCGGGTGTCGTGATAAGGGTCGTATCATCGAGGTAGCACTCATAGGAACCCGACCACTCGTACATTCCGCTAGGTATGAACGTCTTGGACGTCGGAGGCGTGCCAGCCATCGCGGTCACGTCGTGCGAGTCCTGCGATATATTGATAGACCAATTGAATACGTTGACGTCATAGTTTGCACCCGACCACGTCACGTTTCCCTTTTGACCGCTTAGTGCCGCCATTATGTGATTCCTTTCCTAGTCAGCTCGCAGTACGGAAGAACTCGACTCGATAGTCGATGTCCGCCTGCCAAACATTCTCAGCCGTCCACCGTGGCGGATTCTCGGCGACTCGTTGCATTCCCATATGAGAGAACCGTGAGACGTCCGAAGGCGTCAACGTGGCCCCGTCGAAATAGATGTACATCTGAGCGAGAGCCGTCGAGAGCCTCGCGTGCGACCCTTGGTTATCGAATAACGAGAACTGCACACGGATAATTTCGATGACCGCACCACTAAACATATGGGCGGGAACGTTCGATATGACGTGTAGCACGCAATAGGGATACGCCTCACGTTGCTCCGCTTGGCCGTACCAGACGTTCGGCACAATCGCAACGAGGTTAGTCGCCGCATCCCACGCGGTAATAATCGATTCCGTCCAGAGAATAGGGTCAAGAGCATTGACTGCCATCGTCTATCCACCCGCAACCATTTTAACGAGCCTCGGACGAATCTCGTCGTACGCCGGTCGCACGAACGGACGGGGAGCCATTGTCTCGGTTCCGAATTCTAAGAACGCCCCGTGCAAGCCGTCAGGCAACGTCGGGCCGATACGCCACTTGAACCCGTTGTTGAACTCGACCGCATTGATAGAACTCACTAGCATGCCCGTATCTATTCGGGGAGAGCTTCCCGCCTCGCTCGGCGGAGGCCCAGGAGTCGAGAGCTTATCGACCATTTTCGATTCGATTGCGTGAGCCGCGTTCGCCAGCCCACGCTTGGCGGTCGCAATGAACTTGGCCGGAACTTCGGTATTCCAAACGACTACTGCGGGCATAGGTACTCCTCCCACACTAGAACGACCCAGCTCTTACCCGACACCACACGCACCTCGGCCACGTCATCCGTCGTGACGGTGTTCGCGTAGTCCTCAGCATCCGGCAGAACAATCAAGGTAGCCGCTCCGTCAGAACCTCGGTCGTAACGTGAGCCGAGCCCACGTCGATAATCTCCCGGATGTTGTACGTCTCTTGCTCAATCGAAATCCGGTCTTTCGCCTTCAGGTCGCTCGTGTACTCGAACTGCATTCGCACGAACTGCTTCTCCGTCAAGTTCTGCCCCTCCATCAACTCGTTGCCACGCACCGGCTGGATGTACGCCCATCGCTGAGCCCAAGGCCGCCACGTATTAACGGGGCTACCGTACGCATCGCGAGTCACCGTCAGCCGGTCAATCTGTATCCGACGGTTGCGCAGTCCGGCCGGTATCGCATGGTGGCGCCTTGCCATCCCTATCTCGCCAACACCGTCCGCTGACGGCTCAACAGGTGAAGGAATCCCATCGGAACTTCCATCAGCTTCTCGTCGCTCACCGCCTCGCGTGTTCTCACCCAATGGGCAGCCAGCATGAGGATCGCGATTCGCACATCTTCGGGAACGTCGGTTGAGGCCGTGCCGTATCCGGCTGTGTAGTTCACGACGATTCCGTACGTGTCGCCTCGTATGCTCGGCCACTCTTGGTTGTACTTGAGGAACACCCGTCCGGGTCGGTTGTAGAGGTCCACGTCGTAGACCGAAGTCGCAAGGGTCTGTGAGGCGCCCGCGCTGTCGATGTATGTAATAGAACCGACCGAATCAATCGGTCCCCATTTGAGCCATATCGTGTCGGAGTTCGGCCAATTAGTGAGCCGGTAGGCGCGAACCGTGTCGATGAGGTTTAGACGTAGGTGGTTCTCGACCGCACGACGAGCCGCGTAGCCCGCCAGCATCATCGTATCGTTATCGAACGCGCCATCGATCCGCGTCTGCCGCTTAATGTCCTCGATAGTCCACGGCTCTACCGTTGGCTGAGTCGTGATCGTATCGGGCTCACGTACCGGATTTGACACGCTTCTCGGTTCCTTTCTTCGGTCGGCCCCGTGGCCGTACCTGTTCAGCGATGTTGCGACGGATTAACACGTTCGCCACCCCGTCTTGAGGCTCCCACGTCGTCCCGGCTTTGCGTCCTCGATAGTCCCGAATGAACTTGATCTTCACCGTGCAGCCTCCGGAGGTGGTCCGTCGTGGGTGTAGTCGGACGTGCCCTGATATACCGGTGAGAAGTCGGCACTTGGCCACGCAATAAGCTCTTGCAGGTGTCCGACGACAACCCGGTTGCCAAGAAAAAGTGTTTTGCCTTGCCGTTCCCAGTTTTGCCAAAAGTCGATGTCGGCGTCGATCTTGCCCTCTGCCCACCGCCCGTCGTCGTTGGGTCTGGGGGTCATCCATGGCCGTTCAAACGTCCGTAGCGACTCGGCCCGGAATATGGTCAACCCGAAATGGCCCGTGGTGATTCGCGTAATATGCCGGTTAAACTCTTGTGCCGCGATCGTCGTGATAGGATTCCCGTCTTTGTCCTTCATTCCGAACAACGGGCCTTCGGATCCACGCTTGGATTGCACCGCACAAATAGCGTCTGCCTCGGGGAACGCTTTCATCAGCCGGAACAAGTCACGCACGTCGCTGCCCTGGAATACCGTGTCAAAGTCGCAGGTGATGAGGAATTCGGCACTCGTGTCTAACTGTGCTTCCAAGCAATCCGAGATTACCTGATGCCAATAAGCCCCCTGCGTAATTTGGTAGGGCATTTTGACCTTATTGAACGCCGAAAACGCACAACGCATGTGCAACAAGGGGCCGAACCGGGGGGCGGACAACACGGCCACGCAACCCGTTACCGCCTCGTCATCGCCGAGAGGCTTGTAGCCCATGAGATTTAGGCTGCATGGCAAGTCGGCACAGTCGGAGACATCCGATTTCCAGGGCCGGATTCGTTCGAGCCCCGCCGTGGCCATGACCTCGGCGAGCGATTCCCGGTCGAAGATACAGCCGTGGTGATCGTCATCGTCGGAATGGCCACCCATCACGTAGCCTTGGACGTTGATGGGCTTGCCGTCTAAATATGTCTGCGCGACCAACTGAAAATCGGGGACGGCTATTCGTATTCGCCCGCCTGGCTTGAGCTTTTTGGCCCAATGGTTGACGACCTCGCTCACTTGTCGGTGGCTGAAATGCTCTAGGACGTGCGACGCGTAGATCTCGGACACGGTCCCGTCGTCGAACTCAAGAGGATAGCCCTCTTGACCATTTTTCCGGTCGAGGGACGTGAACCCGTCGAGGTCGATTAACTTTCCAGCCCCGATGTTGAGCTTAATCTCGCCGTTCACAGTGTCCGCTGTCGCTGGCATTCAATACCCTCAAAAAGGGGCGTACGGTCCGCTTCCACGGCCGGACCGCACGCCCGGATCCATAAAACCCTAGCCAGTCACGATCGCCGCGTAACTCGGCGTGTTCGTGGCGACGCTGGCCACCTTGGGACGACCGAGCCTGGCCACCGCGCCCACGATTTGGGCCGCGCCCGCCGGGGTGATCGTGATATGCAAGTAACGCTCACGCGTCCTGCAATCGACGTTGAACCTCACGATCTGCCCGTTGTCCGTGTCGGCGTTGGGGATGGTGAACCCCGACGTCGTATCGTCGCCGGTGAACACCGCGATATCGGTCGCGCTGCTGTAGTTCGTGACCGTGCTCTCGCTGAGCTTCAGCGTGGCCGGGTTAGACGACACCGCTCCCGCCGAGTCGAGAATCGCCTCGATCGTGCAATACTCATAGCCGAGCGTGTCAACGATGCCTGTCGATGTCGCGTTGGTCGCGGTTGACAGCGGGCTGATCATCACTTGGCTTTCTTGGTACTGGTCGTGAATCATTGCTTCACCTTTCACTGAGGGCCGGAGTAATCCGCCCGGTTCAATCCGCTAGCTCGCGGCAGTCTTCATTGCGACAATCGGACCAGCGTTGGACGTATCGCCGAGCGAGTGGTTGTTGACGTCGAACCTCGCCGTCGCCTTGATCGCGATCGTTCCCGCCTGGAAGTATTTACCGCCGCCGTCAGAGGCGATGGTGAATTGGCGACGATCGCCGAACAGTGTTGATTGGGTGAGGTCGCCGAACAGGATGATGACCGTGCTCGCGTTGGTTCCCGTCGTGGTGTCCATCGTGTTAGTGAGGACCACGGGATACCCGAGGAACTGCAAGCCGGTCCCGCCCGCGACATCGTCCTTCGTGTTTCCGCCGGCCGCGTCCATCAACCGCGCCATCGACGCGTAATAGACAGGCTTCGAACAGAACCACTTGGGGGTCTGGCCGGGGAAGATCGGCAGGCTACCGACCGTCGCCTCCAGGTCGGTAAGATCCAACGTGGTGGCACCGACGTTGCCGCTCGCTGCGTCCTGAACGCTCGCCGTATGGTTGCCGTTGTCGATTTTGACGGTGACCCCCTGGATTCCGCCATGGGCCGCTGTTCCGGCACCATTGAAGCCGACGGTATCCTCAAGCGTCCCCATGGCGAGGGCGCTTTCGGTGGCCACAAGCTCGCCCAGCTCGATCATCGAGTCTTCCATCAGGTTCCGGGGAACGACCGTCATCACGGCCGCTTCCTTGGCGACGAGCGATACGTTGTCTCCCGCGACGTCTGACTCGGTCGGATTGGCGCCTTCGGCCACAAAATAGGCCGTCTGGCCACTCGTGCGTCGTGGCCAAATCCCCGTGTCGCTGGTCATCGGCACAACACGAGCCTCTCGGCGGAACACGCCACGCAGCTCGGCCAAGCGGATGAGATCGGGAACGAACACGTCGGGAATGGCGAACCCGCCAGCCGTGTTCACGTTGCTCGACATCGTTGCGTAGACGCCGTGCTCTCGGCACCATTGGTCCGCAACGGGGTTACCGCCTACCGTGGCCGCCACAAACGAGCCGAACGAATACGCAGCAAGCTCAGGGTCAGGGGCGAGCTTGAACGCCACGATGTTGCGAGACCGTCGAGCCGTGGCCGGAATCTTGGCCGGAGCCCGGTTCGGCGTGGTCGTCGGCTGGACCGGGTCCACCCAACGATCGGGAGTCGTCTGAAACGCACGATGGGCGCCAACTACGGATGCCCGCTTGGCGTTCGCCGTGGCCGTTTCGAGCGTTGCCTTGCAAGCCTCGGCTTCGCCGTTCAGCTTGTCGAAAGTCTTCGTCTCGGTTTCGTTTGGCTGGCGTTCCTCGGCCGAACAGGTCGCCTCGACGCCTTTCCAATACGCGTCGAGCTTATCAACGGCCCCGCTATAGGCCGTTTTGAGAGTGTCTAGCTCATTCATCATTTCGCCTTTCGAGTAATGCCGAGGCGATTTGATGTGTCACGAGAAACGGGACACGAACCGCTCGGCAAGGTCAAAAACCTCAACCGTTCTGCGATTCGTGTCCCGATACTCGGCCGGAACCGTAACCCTCACGTCGCACACACAAGGCCGGATACGTCTTAGCGTCCAAACCCCGTTAAGGGGCCGCGTGCGTGCCGTCGTCAGTTGTCAGAGACTGAAATAACCGGAAGGGCCTCCGGGAGTCAAGGAAATTGTCCCTCCTGAACTTAAACCCCCTCTCGGGGGCATATTTCGACACAAGTACCCGAACACCGCCAAGAATCGGTTCACCATTTGCGGGAAGTTGATGCTTGATTATCTCGAACGCCTCGGGAGTGACAAGGATCGTATCAAAGTCCATGGCCAATCGATCTTCCTTGCTAATCAAACGGGTGAGTGGACAATCGTGTCGCGCAT